GAACGGATCAGCGACCATACCGCCTGCAGTATCATCAAAGAAACCACGGTATATAGTAATAGGAGCACCGATAAATCTGGTGTCTGTAATGTATGATGTAACAGTCGGGTCAAGACCAGACAGCGTAACATCTACAGATATCTGTTTAGCTTCTTGTGTTTCTCTCATTGAGCTAACGCCCAATAAGTGTCCTGCACCATTATACGTCTGAGACGTGCCAGTGTCAGGTTCTGTTATGTCAACATCAAAGTATAATGTTGTTAATCTTAGCTGATTGCTAGGATCATTAGGGTCTATTATTAACTTAACAAAGTCTACCGGATAGCTGCGTGCAGCCTGGGCAGCCGATAAGTTAAGGCTTCCAATGTCTTTCATTATGCAAATACCTCTCTGAATTCAAATGGGCTGTCGTACTCAAACAACGGACGACCACCTTGACCAGGTACAGTTGTAATGTTTGGCTTCTTAACCAACATAAACTTAAACTGGCAGGCGCTTCCGAAACGGATAACGTCGTTAGTAGAGTATGCAGCACATAAAGGTGTGTTAAGCGTTACATCGAGGAACGCACCACCACTTGCAACAGTGGCAGATTTAACTTGATAAACCTTCAGATTCCTGACGTCAGTATTTCCAACGCCAGGTGCAATCTGAATGTATGAACCAGCTGATAGGCTTGTGCCTAAATACGGGTTTGTACCGGTGGCTGACAATCTTATATTGATATCGCCTGCTGCAGCGTTAGTGCTGAGCACAGGTGCTGTGACTTCAGTAGCGTCACCAGCAGCCCAAACCACATTGTGCGGTACAGAGACCGTCACAGACTCTGAGCCATAACCCATGTCAATGATTTCACTCTCTACGAGAGCCATTTCATCTTCATAGAATGGTCTAACTGTGACGGTTGCATGATAGAAAACAGGAGAAGCAACGTGGGTTCTTATAAAACCAGCTTGTGACACGCCTCTCTGTTGTACTTGAGAAGCAGATATGTCAATAGCCGTAGCTTTAGCAAAAATGTTAGTTGCCATTTGTTATCTCCTTATGAACGAGGTCTAATTCCTTTGGCCTGACCTTGGAATTTCTGATTCGCTCCGCCAACTTGTGTCGGCGATGTTGATATTACTGATCTGATTTGGTCGATCGCTCTTTGATCTACGTTACCAGAAATGTTAATTGTAACAGGCTGTTGCTGTTGATTATTGCCCATGATCTGATCAAAAGACTTAGGAGGAACTACTAGTTCACCAGGTGTAAGCATTGCAGGAACACGATCTCCGGAACCAGGCGCATCAGGTACTAAACCACCTTTGCTGAATCCGAACATTCCGCCACCACCACCGCTAAACAAACCAATGCCTAACTGTAATAGTGAACCCATAGTGCTGCTTCCACCACCACCGCCACCTACTGTAGGTACGCTGAAGCTAGAGAATACAGAACCAAGGATTGTATTTATGCTGTCTTTGAACTGACCCTGCAGTGAAGTCTGAATTGACTCTTTAAGAGCATTACGAGCAACATCACCAACAGATTTAAAGTCACCTGTAGCCAAAGCTTGAGATAGATCAGTAGACAAGTTCTCTTGCAAGTTCTTACCGAAGTCTGTTTCGCCAAACGTTGTAAAGCCAATACCGGTATCACCAGTACCTTTGCCGTCAGTGTTATCAGCCACTTTAGCAGTCAGTCTAGCAATCTCTTCGTTAAGAATTGTTTGCTGTTCTAACAGGTTCTTTTGATCAGCTTCTTTCAGATCTGTAGCAGATAACTGTTCGTTAACACGCATAAGTTCTGTGCGAAGCAATTCAACGTTAGCACTAGTGTCTGCAGTAGTCAATGCGTCAAAGCTGCCACCAGCTAAACCACCGTTCTTAAACTTAGGCATAGTACCAACAGCACCATCGTTCAGCCACTTAAGTAATGGCAAGAAACGAGCTGTTTGCTTTGCATTAACGATAAACTCACCGTTAGACACACGAGCCATAATGCTATCTGATGTTCCTGTACCAGGACCTTCAATAAAGCCTCTCAGTACGTCAGCATTACGATTAGCACGGTTAGGCGTCTGTGATGCGTACAAAGAGTCTAACAAATCAGTAGAAGCTTTGGAATAGTTGCCTGCTTCAAGCGATTCACGCATGTTCTTAAAGTTAAGCAATCCTTGATTACCAAGCTGATAAGCCATGTCGATAAGCACATCTTGTACAGTAGCAGGTAAGCTGTCATAGTTATTAACAGAGTTACGTGCACCACCTTCAGCTCTAGCTATTTCTTTCATTAAGAAAGACTCAAGCTGAGCGTCTGTGTAAGGTGCTTTGCCACCGAGAGCTTTACGAACAGAATCTGTACTGTAAAAGCCTTTCTGACCGTTAAGACCAAGTGAAGCTAATTGTGACTGTGTAAGCTTAGTGCCTGTACCAACAGTTACAAAGCCTTCAGTGTCAACATATGGCAGACGTTCAAAGCCTTCGTTTTCACGAATCTTGTCAACAAGACCACCAGAACGGAAACCAGGCAATTTACCTTGGCCAAACAACTGCTTACGGCTCATAAAGTCGTTAACAATCTTTTGTACAAGTGCTTCAATGCCACCACCAATAAATGATCCGATAGATGTTAAACCACCTACGAAACCACCACCAGCAAAACCAGGCAAACCACCATTGTTGATTTGTTCAAGCAAGCCCATGTTAGCTTTAGTTGCTTGTGCGTTAACAACGAATTCACCGTTAGACAAACGAGCTAAGATAGAGTCAGACGTACCAGTACCACGACCAGAAACCTTACCACCATGTGCTCTACGCACTGTAGGAAGATCTGCTTCTGTACGTGTTACGTTAGCGGCATTAACTAGGTCTTGCCTTTGCTGTAACAGTTCTGCAAAGAATGGAGACAGAATAACCTGAAACTTTTCGCCAACACCTTCAGTAATAAACGCTGCAGAGTCAAGAATAGCCTTTTGCTGCTCTTCAGATGCTGCTTTAAACGTCGCAACAGTGTCACGACTACGATCACCGGTTACCCCTTTAACAGCGTTGCTAAATGCCTGAACGTTACGTTGATCAAGACTCGCAAGTACTTCATTAACGCTATCTGCTTGCGAAGCACCAGGTGTGATTGTGTTAAGCACTTCTTCAGTAGATGCTTGTGCAGCTTCAATATCATTTAACTTTTGTAACGTGTTAATACGCTCTTGTTCAGCAACATTCAGTCTGTTAAGAGATGCAGCTACCTTAGCAGCGTCATCACCAAGAATACCAAAGTCTTCAAGAACGTTAAGAATAGTGTCAGGACCAGCAGACTGAATACGTCTGATGTCTGTAGCACTTAAGCCAGCATTAGCAGATAAAGCAGTAGCTCTAAAGTCGCCACGAGCAGATGCAACACGTTCTGTTAGTGTCTTTTCTGCGTCGCTAGCACCTTGTCTAAAGGCAAGAGCAACAGCAGCACCAAGAACGGCAACAAAACCGATTGTAGCTACCCAGAAGTTAAGAGTACCAAGCTTAGAGAATGCTCTAGTTACAGCAGTACCAAGACCGTCGCCAGCAGCTCTAGAGGCAGCACCTTCAGCGAATGCACGCCTAATGCCTGCACCAAGATCAAGTCTTGAAGCAATTGCACCTGCACCGAGAGATACAACAATCTGACCTGCAATAGCAGCACCAACTTGAGAGTAATCACTTCCGCCTAAAGCTTCAGTAAGTTCAGCCGCAGCCAATGCGCCAAAGATACCGGCAGCACCAGCAAAGATACGCTGGTTCTGTTGTTGACGAGCTTCGGCAAATACATCTTCGTTAAGTGCACGACGACCACCACCACGAGTTGTAGTGAAGTCAGCCTGTCCTAAGCCAGTAAACGCAAATGTAAATGCGTCTGCTAGTTTACCTCTAAAGCTAGAGCTAACAGCAGCAGCAATAGCAGCGCCTACAAAGATAGTGTTAATAGATTCGCCAAACTCTCCAGTAATAAGACCACCAGAAGCGCCTTGTAAAGCGTCAATAACAGAAGCCGCAATAGTTACGCCAAGTTCTGTAATAGAACCAGACTGACCGTCAGCAGCTAATAAGTCGCCAGCGAAGTTAACAGTGCCACCACCAATAGCTTGAAAGTCAATTTCTCTCAAAGCAGCAGAAATGTCTGCAGAGAAAGCGTTAACTAAGCCGAGTGAACCACCAACAGCGGTAAGCTTAAAGCCGGATTTAATAGAGTTGGCAAGGTTAGTTTGAAATGACTGTGAAGCAAACAAACCAGTAAGACCAGCACCAATAGCGGATACAAAGCCTTTAGTAGCAGAGCCTTCGCCACCTTCATTAGCCTGAAACGCGTCAGTAAAACTAAATGATATATCACCACCAAGCGTTTTAAGATCAACAAAGAATGCTTTAACGTCTTCAACAAAGCTTTTAACAAGCGGTAATGCTAGTGGGTTAAGCTCTTTTGCTTTAGCAATGATACCATCAATAGTGTCATTCCAAGTTGAGTTGCCTACAATATCCATGTAAGTCTCATGGAAGAACGCCATGACATCGTTAGTAAATGCACGCACACGGGCTAGAGTATCGTCTAAGTTAAAGCTTAAGCCGATATCAAAGCCTTCTAGCGCTTTTAAATCTTCTCTTAGTGTAGACAAGTTAGGCAACGTGAACTCAAACTGAGGCAGCTCAAAGCCGTCAAAGATTGAACTAACGGTACGCTTAACGTCAAGCAATCTAACTTTTGCAATTGTAGCAAATGTGCTAACGTCTTTTGATGCGTCGTTTAAGAACAAACCAGCAGAGTTTAAGTTTTCAGCTAAGCCAGCAGATAAGCCTAATGCTTTATCTATTTCAGCTAAGAATACTGTAGCACCTGTAGACAAGTTTTGACTAGCAGAGCTAACAGTTAAGTCAATTTGTTTAAACTCAGAGTTTATCTGACCAGCTTGCGATACAAGTGCGCTAAATACAACGTCAGATGTAACCTTACCTTCTTTAGCAACGTTACGCAATTCACCTACGGTTACACCCATACCATCAGCAATGGCACGAGCAAGACGAGGTGTCTGTTCAAGTACTGAGTTAAGTTCTTCACCACGTAACTGACCAGATGCCAAGCCCTGACCCAACTGAATAATAGCAGCGTTAGCAGATGCAGCATCAGAACCAGAGATCTCAATAGCCTTAGCAATTGTTTCTGTAGCGATTGCAACTTCTTCTTGTGACTTACCTAAGCCTTGAGAAGCGCGTGACAATCTGTTATAAACAGTTGCTAGCTGTGAGACGTCTTTACGTGTTGTAAACGCAATTCGATTAAGATCGGACTGCGCCTTTGCATATTCTTCTGTAGACTTAGTAACCAGCCTAAGCTGTGCATTAAGTCTTCTGTACGTGTCGCCAGCACGTGTGATAGCATTACCTGCAAATAAAGCGGTAAATGCACCAGCAGCGAATTGTGCGGCTCGACCAAGTGTTCTAAACGAGTCAGCTTGCCTTTTGGTGTTTTCTTCAATGTTCTGAAGTGACTTGTTTAGGTTGTTAAGATCCTGTCGAGCCTGTCTGGAATCGGAACGAATTTCTAATTCGACGGACATGTCAATACTCCTTAAATAATTTGCCCCTGACAGCACGTCTATCTTTGTAGACATTGACCATCAAGGGCGAAGTGTTAAGAGCGTTTGCGCTTTACGATAATACCGTTCGGCTCAAACAGTTTTAGTGTTTCTCGCTCAATAAATCGCGGTGCAGCCTGTCGGGAAGATCCCTGGTTAAGCTGCGCAATGTATTCAGCGTCATTTGTTATAGTAATTTCAGTTTCTTTATCGAAGGTATCTGTTGGACTGTTTATAGACCAAGAGCGACGTGCATTACCTTTATCTATCGGTGTTGCGTCTCTCAGGTTATTTAGCAGCTCTTCAGCCTCTTCTTGTGTTAAGCCACGAGCTACTATACCTATTTCGTCTTCTAAACGTTCAAACTCCTTCTTTACTTTCTTAAAGCGGAATTTAATCATTGTTTAGCCTTCTTGTTTGCTTGCGCCATGAGAGCGCCAAATGGTGAAGCTTGGAATGAGCGCATTGCTTTAATACGTTCTTCCTCTTCAGTCATATCAGCCTCTTCTTGTTTAAGACGCTTAATTGAAGGGAATATGTCTTCAGGCTTTTGTTTGCCGCCAGACATAGATGACATAATATAGTATGTACGTAGATCGTCACGCCAACCATCAGGGTTTCTTTCAAAGAAATTTACCCAGCCTAGAAACTCTTCGTTACTCAACTCCTCCACTAGAGTGTAATGCGAGCACCCTAGCATGTATGCTATGTGGAACTCTTGCATTTCCTGTGGAGTTAGCCTTCGTTTCCCTCTGCTATAACTCCTGCGTACTTCATGATGTCAGATGCTAAGATGTTCAGCTCATCGATAGGGAACGAGTCAAGTAGTTCCGCGTCAATAGCTTCTTCACCTTCAGGCAGTACAACACCTTCGGTCAGGATAGCGAGTAGAATTTCTAGAGAGTCAGCAGCCTCTCCCTTCGCTTCAGCTTCACTAGACACAACGCCAATACGACGTACTGCGCCAGTTGATAGCTTACGAATTTCGATTTTGTCGCCCATAAATGCGACTTCTTTGGTCTGGATTTTGCCAGCGAATTTTCTCATAATAGTCTCCTTAGATTATATGTTAATCTTTATCTTGGAATAAATGTTTATTGTGTTCTTGAAAGTCATCTAACAACTTTCTCATTTTATGCAACACATCAAGTGTTTCGAATATTTCCTGTTTCTTTTCAGAATCACCAGGGAAGTCAGACATTCTGTCATATGACTTTCTGATGCTAATGTCAACACTTCTACGCATGTGACGAGAAGTTGTCTTGAGTACAAATGAT